TTTTAATAAACTGGACTCTAAACCTTCAGATTTCCTAAATAGCTTTGAAAAAACTATGAAAGACGTATCGAAAGAGTATAGAGTACCCGAAAGGGACTTGACTAAATACTTTGAACGAGAGATGTTGTCGATATAGGGGTAAGAAATGGCATATGTAACACAAACAATAAGAGACTCCGATTTTGAGGTTGTCACCAAAACCACGATTACTGGTACAAATGGTACAGCTACAAAGATTGTTGATGTTTCAGAACTTGCGGGCGCTGCAACAGACCCCAGAGTGTCCATCGTATCTTGTTTCTGGACTGTAAGTTCACACACAGACATTGAATGGGATGCTACAACTAACGTAGTTGCTATGTCCTTAAACGGTGGTGGTAACTATAATGCGAGTGCTCAGGCAAGTGTATCTATTCCAAACAACGCTGGAAGTGGTGTTACTGGAGATATTTTCTTTGAAAATGATGCAGCTTGCGTTGGAACAATCATTCTGAAGTGTCGTAAAGTATCGGGCTTCGATAATATAACGTAAGGAAAGAGATATGCGGTTAATTTCTGAACAACTAGAAGAAGTAGAATTTATTACAGAAACACTTTCAGAGGGTTCTGATAAAAAATCCTATAAGATCAGGGGTGTTTTTATGCAGTCCGATGTAAAGAATCGCAACGGCCGTGTATATCCTCAAGAAATCCTTGCGAAAGAAGTCGCAAAGTATAATAAGAATTTTATCAAGGAAAAACGTGCATTTGGTGAGTTAGGTCATCCTGACGGCCCAACTGTCAACCTTGAGAGAGTATCCCACATGATTACAGATTTGTATCCTGATGGGAAGAATTTCATTGGAGAGGCAAAGATTATGTCTACACCAATGGGAGAAATCGTAAAAAATCTAATGGACGAGGGTGCTAAACTAGGTGTTTCTTCAAGAGGAATGGGTAGTTTGCAATCCAGAGGTGGGACTAACTATGTAAAGGATGATTTTTACCTTGCAACAGCGGCGGATATTGTCGCTGATCCTTCTGCTCCTAATGCATTTGTAGAAGGTATTATGGAAGGTAAAGAGTGGGTTTGGAACAATGGCGCACTAGTTGAGTCGGAATTGGTTCAAATGCAAAAAGAATTTGATGTGAGACAAGAAAAAATGGATGAAAAGCTGAAGGCATTAGCTTTCGCAAAATTTCTTAAAAGGTTATAATTTATAAATATAAATTACAGGATAGCAAAGGAGACACCCTATGTCCGAATTAGAACAAACAATAGAGGAGCTAGAAGCGGAAGTTCTTGCAGAACTTGAAGAAGCTTCGGAAAAGCCTTTGGATGATGGAACCAGTGGTTCTAAACAAGACTTAGGCCTGGGCTCCAATAACGCCGATGAAGGCGTTGCAAATGCTAAAGACCCCAAGGCAAATGTTGCTGGCGCTGATAAGAAAGAAACAGTTGCTGGTGAACGTCAAGACCTTGGTGGACAAAAACCAGATGCAAAAGTAGAAAAAGGTAATAATGAAGATCGTGCTGAAAAGGCGATTGGAAAGAAGGCCGCATCTGCTGCTAAAGAACACGAAGATGAACAAACCACTAGTGCGAAGGAGGAACCAAAAATGAAACAGGGAAGTTCAGGCGAGGCAACTCCAGGCGAGAAGATGAAACTTGCTGCTGGATACGAACCAGAGGGTGAGGAAGTTGTTTCCGAAGGTAAAAAACTTACTAAGGCGCAACATATGGAAAATATCGCAAAGATGAAAAAAGGCGATATTGAAGAAATGCTTGCCGCACATGCAAATAAACTAGAAGAAGCAGAGAACGCAGAAACTACTGAAGCTCTGAAGAAACTAGAAGATGCTAAGGCAGAGATCGAAGAGAAGATTAAATCGATCAATGTTAAGGAAGACGTTGATGCACTCGTAGAAGGTGAAGAACTTTCTGAGGAATTCAAGGAAAAGGCTTCGACAATTTTCGAGGCTGCTGTAAAATCACGGACTCGTGAAGAGATTGTTCGTATTGACGAAGAGTTGAAAGAAGAGTCTGCTGAAAAACTGGAAACTGTCAAAGAAGAGTTGACAGAGAAGGTTGACAACTATCTTAATTACGTTGTAGACGAATGGACAAAAGAGAACGAGTTGGCAATTGATCGTGGTCTAAAAGGCGAGATTGCAGAAGACTTCATCTCTGGGCTGAAACAGTTGTTTGAAGACCATTATATTGATGTGCCAGATGAAAAGTACGATGTACTTGAGGCACAATCAGAAAAAATTACCGAGTTAGAAAGTAAACTTAACGAAGAGATTCAGAAGAATATTGAATCAAAAGAAGTTAAGGATGTTCTAGTTCGGGAGTCGGCCATTACTGAGGTTTCCGAAGATTTGGCTGACACTGAAGTTGAAAAGTTCCGTTCATTGGTACAGGACGTTGAGTTTGTTGAAGAAGAGTCCTTCAAAGATAAACTCAGCACACTCAAGGAAAGTTATTTTCCTAGAGTAAGTCAGTCTGATGACGGATCGACATTTGATGATGAAGATGGTGGCACCGCACAGGACATTGATACGACAGATGCAATGAGATCGTACATGTCGGCAATCAGTCGTAACAAAGCACGTGCCCAATAATATTATAAACGGATGTAATTAAAAAGGAGAAACAAATGTTTCAGACAGAACATCTACAAGAAAAGTGGCAGCCAGTCCTAGAACACCCCGATCTTCCGAAGATTGAGGATTCTTATAAGCGGGCAGTTACCACGATCATCCTAGAAAACCAAGAAGCTGCATTGAGGGAAGATAAGGCTTATCTTTCAGAATCAGCTCCTGTTAACGCAATGTCTGGTGGACAGATGGACACTTGGGATCCCATCCTGATTTCCCTAGTTCGCCGTGCAATGCCTAACCTTATTGCTTATGACGTTTGCGGTGTGCAGCCAATGACAGGCCCAACTGGTCTGATCTTTGCGATGCGTTCATCGTTCACTTCACAAGACGGTGCAGAGGCTCTCGTTGATGAGTCACAACCTGATTTCTCTAACCAAAATGCTGCTGGCACAATTGGTGGTGGTGATGTTGGTGCAACAGAAACTAACCCTGCTGTCCTTAACGACAGTCCTTCTGCTGGAACGTATGTTTCTGCAACAGGTATGACTACTGCTCAGGCAGAAGCATTGGGTGATTCTGCTACTAACGCTTTCGCAGAGATGGCGTTCTCAATCGAAAAATCCACGGTTACTGCGGTTTCCCGTGCTTTGAAGGCTGAGTACACAATGGAACTCGCACAGGACTTGAAGGCAATTCATGGTCTTGACGCTGAGACAGAACTTGCGAACATTCTTAGTTCGGAAATTCTTGCTGAAATCAACCGTGAAGTAGTTCGCCGTGTTTATGTTGCTGCTGTTAAAGGCGCACAGGTTAACACAACGACTGCTGGTATCTTCGACTTGGACACAGACTCCAATGGTCGTTGGTCGGTTGAGAAGTTCAAGGGTCTGATGTTCGGTATTGAGCGTGATGCCAATGCGATTGGCCAACAGACTCGCCGTGGTAAAGGTAATATGCTTCTTTGTTCTGCTGACGTTGCGTCTGCTTTACAAATGGCAGGTATCCTTGACTATACTCCGGCTCTTAACAACAGCCTTAATGTTGATGACACAACGACAACTTTCGCTGGTGTTCTCAATGGTCGTTATAAAGTGTATGTTGATCCGTATGCTGCCAACGTTGCTGCAAGTCAGTACTACGTTGTCGGATATAAGGGTTCTTCGCCTTATGACGCTGGTATGTTCTACTGCCCATACGTTCCTCTTCAGATGGTTCGTGCGGTTGGTGAGAATACGTTCCAACCTAAAATCGGGTTCAAGACTCGTTACGGGATGGCTGCTAACCCATTCGCTCAGACTGCTGGTGCAGTTGCAGCGGGTGACTCGCAGAACACCGATGCATCTATTGATGACGGTGCTAACGTTTACTATCGCCGGGTCAAAGTTACAAACCTTATGTAAAAATAAGAAACTTGACTGCAAACTTAGGGGTGCTTTCGGGCACCCCTTTTTTTTCTTATAAATAGATATATCATGTCAGAAGGACCATTATCAAGACAACCGACAAAGTTGGATTATGCAAATTCAACCCAGTTTAGGTTTATTATAAATCAATTGCCTCTTGTTGAATATTTTACAACAGCGTGTAATGTTCCAGGCCTTTCTGTACCAAATACAGAATTTGGAACACCATTTACTAATGTTCCAATCGTTGGAGAGAAGGCAGAATTTGAAGACTTTAGCCTAACATTTATTGTTGATGAGTATCTTGAGA